GAAATTTCCACTATTGTACGAAACACTATCAGGGGGTTAAGATTGACTCGAGCAGCAAAATGGAGTTCAGAATGGGAATGAAGGGAGGGCGGAAGCCTTTGCCAGATGCGATCAAGTTAATTCGCGGCACACGGAAGGAGAGAATGAATCCGGACGCGCCGGTATACGGTGACGAGGTTCAGGTTCCCGCACACTTCGACGAACGGCTCAAGGGTTACTGGTTCGAGATCGTCCCTAAGTTGATTAGGTCCGGTGTCGCAAAGGAGATTGATGTTTATGCGTTGGAGCAGTTAGTTGAGAAGTGGGCGGATTGGCGAATGGCTCAAGACAAGTTAAACGAGACAGGGCTGGTGACACCCGCGCCAAGTGGATACATGATGATGAACCCCTATTACACAATCACTATGCAGCTGGGCAAAGAGATTCGGGCGCTGATGGTTGAGTTCGGTATGACACCTTCAAGCCGAACCCGTGTGACCGGTGACGACAGCGGCAAGAAAGATAAAAACAAGTTCTCTGATCTATCGTGAAAAAGACGAAGTACCTACACTTTGCCGATGCGTGGGAATACGCCAACAGCATATTGGATGAAACGATTCCGGCTTGCAGATATGTGAAACTGGCGTCGGAACGATTCTTCAACGATATCGAACGGGATGATTTGTACTTTGATTATGATGCCGCAGAAAGGGTTTGTAACTTGATTGAACATCTACCGCATATAAAAGGCAAGTGGGCGGTCAGAAAGGAAAACATCAAACTCGAACCGTGGCAGAAATTTGGAATCTGCAACGTGTTCGGATTCTATCGGGTTGCGACGGGTAAGCGGAAGTACCAGGAATCATTCGAGTTGGTCCCAAGGAAAAACGCCAAGTCAACTAAGGCCAGTGCAATCGGTTTGTACATGATGGCGCTTGATGGTGAGTATGGTGCTGAGGTGTATTGCGGCGCGACGAGTGAAAAGCAGGCGATGGAAGTATTCTCGCCGGCACACCGGATGCTGACACAAAACACGGAACTGGCGGAATACCTTGGTGTGACGGTTCAAAGCAAGTCGATGTTTCGTGCCTCGGACAACAGCTATTTTCAACGCGTGATCGGAAACCCTCCGGATGGTACGAGTCCACATTGCGGCATCGTTGACGAATACCACGAGCACAAACATGATAACGTATACAAAACTTTTCAGACCGGTATGGGAGCGCGTGACAATCCCCTGCTGTATGTGATCACGACTGCTGGCGATAACATTAGCGGTCCTTGCTATGAGAAACAGGAGGAATGCGTCAAGATACTTGATGGCGTATTGACCGACGAACATGCGGATTCTGTTTTCGTAATGATCTATACAATCGACGACGACCGTGGTGACGACTTCTGGAAAACCGAGGAAGCCTTACGGATGGCGAACCCAAACTATGACGTATCGGTTTCCGGCGACTGGTTGAAGAAACAACAGGAGCAGGCGAAACGTTCCGCGAAAGATCAGGGATTTTTTAAAACCAAGCATTTAAACATGTGGGTCAACCAGACGGAGCCGTTTGTTAATTACGAAGTCTGGAAGCAATGCGCCGACCCTACCTTGAAAATAGAAGATTTCGGCATGTTCCCGTGTAAGATGGGCGTTGACCTATCCAGCCGGGTCGACTTTACCGCAAGTTGCAAGGTGTTCTATGAAGATGATTTAGAAGGCAAGCGGCATTATTATTTGTTCCCCGAGTTCTGGTTGCCGGAGTCAGCGATGGGCGATTACCCATCATGGCGCGAGCATATCAATATTACGGACGGTGACGAGATCGACACCAAGGCCGTGAAGATCAGGCTCCGAGAGGACGCGCAGGAATACAGGGTTGAAGAAATGACGTTCGACCCGTGGAAGTCGGCGGGGTTCGAGCAGGAACTTGAGGATTACGTTCTGGTGACTAAATTCCCGCAGACCGTTGGACAGTACACAATGCCGATGAATGAGTTCGAGGCCGCGATTGTCTCCGGTCGGTTGCATCACAACGACAACCCCGTGATGAATTGGATGATCTCAAATCTGCAAGCAAAAAGGAGCGCCGAGGGGAATTGCAAGCCACGGAAGGAAGATCGTAAGAAGAAGATTGACGGCGCGGTGGCAGCTATCATGGCAATCGGTCGGTGCATGACGAACGAAACAGAAGATTTTAGTCCGGAGATTTTTGTGTTATGAATTGGCGATTCGTGTTAGTCGGGTTTATTGATATACTATCGGTGGCCTCGATTGGCTATGGTACTTGGTTGGTATACGAGCCGGCGGCGTTTATTGTCGTTGGTTTAATTTTTTGGTGGGAGGTGAACATTAATGCTGATCAAAAACCTAGCGGAACAACGGAGCATTCAAGCGGCGATAGGTAATGCATCGCAGTACGCGAAGTGGTTACTAGATCAAGGCGGTTCGACTGTCTCCGGAGCGAAGGTTTCGGAAAACACAGCAGAAACCCTGCCGGTTGTTTATGCCTGCATCAATGTGCTGTCACAGACGCTGGCGCACACACCGCTCGAATTGTTGAAGAAGAACAGGGATGGTGGCGCTGACAAAGCGATTAACAAAAGTGCTTATGGTTTGGTGAGCACCAAGCCGAACCCCGAGCAGACTTCGTTCGCATGGCGGGAGACCATCGAGGGACACCGTAACGGATGGGGGAACGCTTACACGCAGATTATTCGTGAGAATCAAGTACCGATAGCACTTCGACCGTTGACACCGACACAGGTTGAACCCCAACGCATCAAAGGGAATCTGGTTTATCAAATCTATGACGGGCAAGGTCAACCGGCCTCCACGGTATTCGCGCAGGATATGTTGCACTTCGCCGGACGCGGTTGGGATGGTTGCAAAGGATACTCACCAATCCAGGTGGCGCGTGAAGCGATTGGATTGGGTATGGCGGTCCACCAATTCGGTTCTGCGTTCTTTGGTCGTGGTGCTTCACCGAAAGGCGTGATCGAGGCCGAGGTGTCTGCGAACACACTTGCGCCATTCGTTGAGGAATTCAAAAAGAACTTCGGCGGATTGGATAACGCACAAGGCACGCCGATTCTCCCGAAGGGAATGACGTACAAGCCGCTCAGCGTGAACCCGAATGACGCGCAGGCGTTGGAATCCATGAAGTACAACCGCAGCGAGATATGTGGTATCTACCGCGTACCACCGTCCTTCGTGATGGACTTGGAGCGTTCGACGTTTACCAACGCAGTCGAAATGGATTTACACTTTGTCAAACACACGATGGTTCCGATATTCACACGCTACGAGCAGGAATTAGATTTAAAACTCCTGACCGACAAAGAGCGCAAGATGGGCTATTGCTTCAAGTTTGATCTGGACGGTTTGCTCCGTGGTGCTATGTCAGACCGATACGCTGCATACCACACCGCGCTTCAAGATGGTTGGGTTAGCCGGGCGGAAGTCCGGATGAAGGAAAACATGCCGAAGGGCTCCGATGAATTGTCAGAATTCCTGACACCGAACAACATGGTTGCCCCACTAGATGAATCTTCCATTGTGGCTGAACCGGTTGAAACACCAGACGAGCAACCCCTTGTCGATTCGATTTCTGAACGAATGTCGTCGAACGTTAGGCAGACAGTCGAACGGGTTCAGGATGATATATTTAAGCTCGATGAGTTCATTCAACAGAAATACCCGTTGTTTATTACGCGAACGGTGATGCCAACAGCGAAAATGATTTGCAAAGGGACCGGTTGTAGTCCAGAGAGTTTCGTGGCAGAATTTACCAAACGGCATATAGAATGCCTTATGAGTCAGCCAGTTAATCGCGTAGGTGATATGAGAATATTGGAATCAGACATTGTTAAAACCTTCTATGAGGTGAAGCATGAACTCACTTGAGCGACGATTTACCAAGTCAGACATTGAATTAAAAGCGATTGACGACGACGAAACCAAAGCGGCTAAGATTGTTGGCTATGGTGCAAAATTTAATTCACGATCAGAAAACCTTGGCGGTTTCACAGAGATAATTGCCGAAGGTGCTTTTGATGATGTACTCGAAAACGATGTGAGAGCATTGTTTAACCATGACGAAAACATTGTGCTCGGTCGAACCATAAGCGGAACACTTGGCTTATCGGTTGATGATACAGGGCTCCGTTATGAGATCGACCCGCCAGACACGCAACTCGTTCGGGATATGGTTATCTCTCCCATGCGGCGCGGTGACATTGATCAATCTAGTTTCGGTTTTTATATCGGAGAGGATGATTGGAAAGAGGACCGTTCAAGCGGTGCGGTAACAAGAACAATTTTAAAGGTGGAACGATTACTTGATGTTTCACCTGTAACCTATCCGGCGTATCCGGACACGAGCGTTGCTATGCGAAAGCTACAGGAACTGACAGATAAGAACATTATCGAATTGCCTGACGAAGATGTTGTGGCAATGCTCGTATCTGCGTCAAAAGTTTTGGGTGAATCTACGAACCATCGGACATTGCTTGCGGTGATCGACAAGGCTCAAGAGGAAATCCGATCATTGCGGCGAGCAGACGAAAGACAGAAGGGCGCGATTGCCTTACTGCGTCAGTTCGGCGTTTCTGCGTAGGCAGTACCCTAAATTTATCCATTTAAGGAGAAACAAATGGACCTGAATCAAAAATTGACCGGCCTTCGTGAGAAGGAAGTTGAGCATCGTTCACGGGCTGCCGACCTTGCAGAAGCAGCAGCGACTCGTGATCTAAATTCTGATGAGCTATCTGAACTTGGTGAGATTGAAACCTCGCTTGGCGGATTGCAGGACCAACAGCGCGGAATTGAACGCTCGCTGTCAATCGGTCGTTTCCATAAGGACGCGAACGATGAAGTTGGTTTGAACGCAGAAGAAATCCGCAATTTCTCAATTCTGAAATTGATCAAGGCTAACTCGCGTGATGCGACAGACGCTGACAAAGAAGCGGCCAAGATGGAAATGGAAGCCTCACGTTCAGTTGAAAGCAAGAATCACGTTGCGGCTCGTGGTTGCTGGCTCCCGAATGAAATCGTTCGCGGCGAGAAGCGTGACCTAACTGCTGACGCTTTTTCTCAAGCGGGCGCGTTGGTTGGTGTTGATTTCCGTCCTCAATCAATGATCGAGTTGCTTAGAACTAACATGGCGCTCACTGGTCTTGGTGCGACAGTCCTTAGTGGTCTGGTTGGCGATGTTTCGATTCCAAAGCAAACCGGTGCAGGTAACGTTGCTTGGCTCGGTTCGGACGGTGATACTTTAGGCGAAACCAATCAAGCGGTCGGCCAAGTTTCACTCACACCTCGAACACTTGGTGCATACACAGACTTTTCTCGCCAGCTACGTTTGCAATCTAGCATGAGCGTTGAGCAGTTTGTTCGTAATGATCTGATGGCAATCACCGCACGAGCGGTTGATGTTTCTGCCTTCCACGGTACTGGCACAAGTGGTCAGCCTTTGGGGATCCAGAACGTTACTGGTATCGGCGCGCAGTCTTTCTCAACCGGTTCAACTCCAACCCGTTCAGAAGTGATCGGCATGAGAAGCGATCTGGCGAATGCAGAAGCATTGAACGGCAACCTGGGCTTTGTTACTGGCTCAACGGTTTATGCCAACATGCTTGATACTGTTATCGACGCGGGCTCCGGTCAGTTTCTTGTTCAGCAAGACGGTGGTGCTTTGATCGGTCGCAAACTGGTTGAGTCTAACCAGATTACTGCTGGTGCGATGATCTTCGGTAATTGGAGTGATTTGTTAATCGGTGAATGGGCTGGCATGGACATTATGATTGACCCTTACACTGGTGCAACTGCCGGAACAACACGAGTCCTGATCTTCCAGACTGTCGATGTTGCGGTTCGTCATGCTCAATCTTTCTGCTACGGGGCTTAATCCGTAGCACTAAGCAAACTCATTTGAACAAGGAATTGAGATCATGTTAGAAAAGAAAGATTTTGGTAATGATGCTTCGCTTGTCGCCTTCATTGCTGTGTTGGGAACGACCGACCAGACCGGTGCGACTTGTGACCTCAAGGAGTACGATGGCTGTTTGATTTCGGTCAACGTTGGTAATTCACTCGACACACTTTCAGGCTCGGTGAAAATCGAACTTGAAGTGCAGACCAGTGATGATGCTTCGACTTGGGTTGCTGCGGCAGACGCGGCCATTACAGGTTCGGTCGCTGCGACTGCAACCGGTACGTTCGCGCTGATTGATGCTCCCGCAGAGGATAGTGCTTTGTTCACAACTGCCTATCTTGGCCGCGAGCGTTATGTTCGAGTCGTCGGAAGCTATACAGGCACCCACAGCAACGGTTGCCCTATCGCCGCTTCTTATGTGCGAACCCGCGCCAAGTACTAAAGAAAGATAAGTCTCCGAGCTAATCAGGGCGGTGTAAGAGCCGCCCTTTTTTTAGAGGTTACTAAATGAAATTTATTGCGAACGTAAGTTTTATGTTGGATGGGGAACCGGTCAACGCTGGTCAGGAACTAGATATTTCTGGCAGCATGGCGGCACACCTTGAAATGATGCGGAAGGAAAGCAAGCCGTATATCACACGGGCGGAAGTTGAAGTTGCTCCGGTTGTCGTGACCGAGAAACCGAAGAAGAAAACCCGCGCCAAAGCTAAAGCGCCTAAAGCTGACAACGCGAAAGGCGGCTAATGTTAGAACTAATCACGATCACGGAACCCGCCAGCGAACCGGTGACAACTGCGGAAGCGAAAGATCATTGCCGGATTGTGATATCTGACGATGATGCTTATGTTGATGCGTTGGTTGCTGTTGCCCGAAAAATCATTGAGCAGCGATCTGGTATGCGTTTAATCACGCAGACGGTTGAACTCCGTTCGGATACATGGGACGAATTAACGGATGCACCGCGAAGCCGTGGTGTTTATATTATACCGTTGAACGTGGCTCCTGTTTCGGCGGTTGATTCGGTTAAATACTATGATCCCGACGATGCAGACACCACATGGTCATCATCGAATTACTGGACCGACTTGAGTTCTGTTCCTTCAAGAATTCAATTAAAAAACGTTTCCAATCTCCCGAGCATCAACGAACGAATCGGTAATATCCGGATCAGGCTAACTGCTGGCTATGCGAATGCGGCGGCGGTTCCGGAACACTTCAAGACAGCGATCAAATTACTTGTACACCATTGGTACGACAACCGTTCTGCTGTGGACGAGGTGAAGCTAACGGAAATACCCGAGGGATTAAATAACATTATCTTCGGCGTTTCCGAATTTCATCATTACTCAACCGGCAGTTTAGGAATCACTTAATAAGGATTGCCAATGAGCGCGATGAGAAAACCCCGGGCCGGAAGATTCCGAAACAAGATCACGGTCCAAGTGAACACGGATACACGCGATGCCTTTGGTGGTGTCGCTAATTCTTGGGGAACGTTAATTATATTGTGGGCGCAGGTGCTTCGTGGTGGCGGCGGTGAAACGTTGTCCGGCGATCAAGTCACCTCCAATCAACCATCTGTTTTTACCTGTCGCGTTGACCCAAGCAACCCCGTTCTGCCCGAGCACCGGATTAGCTGGAACGGGAAGTTATACGATATTCAATCGGTGGATGATGCCTTTGATTTGGGTCAAATTCAGCGAATAACCGCTATTGAGCGCGGAATAACGTGAGTACGGTACAGGAAACGAAATATAAGGGGTTTAAGGCGCTAGATAACGCTTTGGGGCGCTTTCCACACAAATTGCAGATGAGGATAGGCAAGGCTGCGGTTCGTGCCGGTGCGAGCAAATATACGCGCCTGGTACGCAAGGGAATCATTCTCGGCGGTGATGAAAACGATGTTCACTTGAAGCGGTCGATTGGCGTGAAGGCTCTCAAAAGTCGGGCTAACAAGAAGATGATCATGGCGCAGGTTGGCGTGTCAGGTCCGGCGGCTAGATATGCTCACCTGTACGAATTTGGTCGTTCGGGAACGTCCTACGAGGGGCAGCATGTATTTGAGAACACGTTAAAAAGCTCGGAACAGCAGATTGTTGAAGCAATCACGAGTAGACTAATGACGGGAATGGAAAAGGAAACATTTAAATAATGGCCGAGGCAGAGACAGCGATTAAATCCCGACTCGAATCCTCGACTGCTAACCTATCGGGCGCTGGTGCGATATGGGCGATTCTAGCACCACAGGATGCGGTCAAACCTTACTTGGTGTTCGAGGTGTTAGATGAGAATCCCGTTAATGTGATGGGACAGGAAACGGTTCCGACTGAATGCACCGTATCGGTTTCAGTATATGCGGATACTTTTCTTGAGTGCGTCAATGCCAGTAACGATGTGCGAACGGTATTGACTAGATACAGCGGTGTTGCTGACGGTGTGACCGTTCAAGATTGTTTCTATGAAGGCAGGTCAGATAATTACGATGAGGGCGATAGGGAATACTCCCGCGAACTCACTTTCAGATTGCATTACAACGAGGTTTAAGAATGGCAACTTTTATCGTCAAGAACCGGCCAACATTCTTAGGTCGATTGGACATGAGTCAGATTGCAAGCGCGGTAGCAATCGAATACGGTGCGGATGCGGTCGATGATACGGTTCTGACTGATTCAACCCGCAGCAATGCTGGTGGCTTGAAAACGTTCGGCTTCTCGATGGATGCTTACGCGGATTTCAGTACATACGATGCGGATATTCAAACGTACCATGCTGGCAGCGTTCCGATTTCATTTGCGACCGAAGCGGGTACGGAGCAGGAGACTTGTTTCCTTGTTAATGCGACACAACTGACTCACCAAATGTTAAGCGGTTCGGTTGGTGATATGGCTGGCACCAATATTTCTGGAAGTGCTGTGGGCAATCTGGTTCGCGGTATTCTTGAGGCGAATCGTGCGGTTAGCAGTACCGGAACTTCGACGGGCTCACAATTGGGCGCACTTAGCACCGCACAAAGCATTTATGCTAACCTACACGTCACAGCGGCGGCGGGAACAACGATTGATGTTATTGTTCAATCCGACGACAATGGAAGTTTCACGAGTCCGACGACTCGAATGACGTTCACGCAGGCAACAGGCAGAACAGCCGAGCATTTAAACTTGGCCGGAGCGGTCACAGACGATTACTGGCGAATAAGTTACACCGTAGTGGGTGGCGCGTTTACCTTCGCTGTGAGCATAGGAATACTTTAAGGAGATTTAAATAATGGCAACTTTCGTATTAAAAGATGCTTCCGTAGTGATTAACAGTGTTGATCTTTCTGATCACGTTCGTTCTGTGGCGATTAACTATGAAGCAGAAGGTGTTGATGATACCAACATGAGCGACACAACCAGAATTATGACCGGCGGATTGCTGAACTATTCGGTTGAGGTTGAATTTTCTCAAGACCATGCGGCTAGTGAGGTTGATGCGACATTGTTTGCGTTGGTCGGCTCAACAACTGCGGTCGTTATCAAACCAACAAGTTCTGCGGTCGGTAGCACGAACCCAAGCTATAGTGGCACGATGCTTCTGACCAGTTACAATCCTGTTTCCGGTACTGTTGGCGATCTTGCAACGGCTTCGGTTTCGTTTGTACCTGCCGGCGCATTGACCCGAGCAACAAGTTAAGGAATAAAAATGGATGAATTAACCTTTGAAGATTTCGACGATTACGTTGTCGATGTAATGCCGGTTGAGTTCATAGGGAAGCAAGCCTATGTTCGCAAGCTAAGTTTTGATGGTTCAATCGAAATGGCTAGGCGCTTCAAAGATCGGGAGAACGAAGAACCCCAACCGTCAGACGTTCGTGCGATGATTGCCGGTGTCTTGTGTAACGCGCAAGGGGTTCTTTTATTCCCATCCATTGAAATCGGTATGGAGGCGCTGTCGAAGTTTGATGCCGAGAACTTGATGCCGTTGTTCGACAAGGTAAACGAATTAAACTCCGTTAATGTTGAACAGGAAAAAAAAGACTTGAGGGCGATACCTACGCAGCACTCCGCATAAGGTTCGCCCTACAGTTTCAAATGACTCCGGACGATGTTGGGAGGCGATTCACCGCGCAGGATATTGCACAAGTTCTGGCTTACGAATCGATTCAAGAAGATATGGCAAAAGAGGCTCGACGATTGGACGAGCTAAATTCAAAGGCTAAGGAACAACGGAGTAAGGCGCGTGGCTAAAAAAATCGGTTCGCTGCTCGTTGATCTAGGGCTTGATACAACCAGGCTTGAGACCGGGATTAAGAAATCTCAGAACCGGTTCAAGCGTTTCGAGAAAACCACCAAGCGTACATTCAACAAAATCAATCAATCCGTTAACGGTCTCGCCGGTAATTTAATTGCTTTGGCTGGTATCGGTTCGCTCACGATGGTTGCAAAGCAAAGCCTTGATGCAGCGGATAACATTCAGAAGCTCGCAATTAAAACAGGCATTAGCACCGAAGCGTTATCAGAACTCCAATTTGCTGCCGAACAATCCGGCGTCGAATTCGGGACCGTCGATAAAGCAATTCAAAACATGGTGAGAACGGTATCCGAAGCGCGTGATGGCGTTGCGACTTATGCGGATGCCTATAATACACTCGGTATCAACGTTGACGCACTAGCGAAACTATCCCCTGAGAAACAAATCGAGGTGATGGCTGACGCGTTCAACAATCTGGACGATCAAACCACCAAGACTGCTGTTGCGATGGATATCTTCGGCGGTCGTGGTACGCAGATGATTCAGATGTTCAGTAATGGCTCGGAAGGGATTCGTGAGCTCCGTGGTGAGGCGAAAGAACTTGGTCGATCACTATCCCAAGATGCTGCTGATAAGGCGGCTGACGCTAATGACGCGATGAACCGGTTCACTTCTTCCATGCGTGGCGTATCAACGGAATTTGTAACAAACATGGCTCCTGCGTTGACGAATCTCGCAGATGGTATGTCTGTTCAGTTACCGGGCGCGATGGCGGCGGCTAGTGAGGCGTTCTTTCTGTTCAGGCAAAATGGTTTGACGGTTATCGCGTTCCTTGCAAAGAAATGGTCAGAGTTTGCCGGTTTCATGGGTGGGATTCTTGGTGGGAACGATACTGCCGAACAAATCAAAGCTAACCTGAAAAAGATTGAGGAGCTTCAATCAAAGAACCTTAAAAACATGCACTTCCGACAGCAGCGAGCGCACAAGGCGCGACTTAAAATGCTGCAAGAAGAAACGGATGACCTGGTTGCTGGCGATACGTTTGGGCAGATGATGATTGCCAACGCAGCACAGGCGGAAATGTTCGAGCAGGCATTATTGAAAACAGCAGCGGCTGCTCAACGGGATGCGGAAAGCTTCGCAACGGCAGGCGGTAGCGTAAGAGAATATAACGCGGCGGTAAGTGATTTAGTCGATAGGGCTTCGGGCGGTGACGATGGTTCCTCAATACTTCCGCCAATGGTCACGGAGGAGGAAATCGACAAAGCTCAAGTGTTCACTGACAAAATGACGAACAACCTTAAAGTAATTGGTGAAAGCGGAAAGAGCGTATTCGGTCAACTTCGAGATAACTTCTCGAACATGGTGAGCGATATGGTCACTAAGTGGGTTGGTTCTCAAATAACTAATTTATTTATGAGCCTTGTCGGTGGTGTCGGTGGCGGGCTTATGTCGTCGTTCCTTCCTACCTTTGCAAATGGCGGTTCCTTCACCGTTGGCGGTAAGTCTGGAACGGACTCGAATCTCGTTGCGTTCAGGGCTACCAAGGGCGAAACCGTTAGCGTAAACCGTCAAGGTGAATCAGGCAGTGGCGGTGGTGCGGGAGTTGTGATAAACAATCAATACGATTTCAGCGGCTCGTCAATGCAAACAGCCGAAGTTGAGGGAATGATAGAACGGGCGAATAAGGTACAACGGTTGCAGATTCAGAATGATATGGCTCGGAGGCGTTTCTAATGGCGACAATAACGGCGTTTCCGGCGATCACACCGACCACGAGCCAGATTGGTATCCTGTATAACACCAAAGTATTCCGATCACCGTTGACCGGTGCCATTCAGACCGCTACGCGTGAAGGCGCTCGGTGGCAGATGCAATTGATGTTCAATAACCTTAATGAATCAGAGCGATCTGTGATGCGTGGCTATCTTGCGTTTATGAACGGGCAGGAGAACAGGGTTGAAGTAGGCGATCACGCTTACACAGGGGCTCGTGGTGCGCTTGGCGGAACAGCCTTGGTTAATGGGGCGACCCAAACGGGAACGCAGCTAATAACGGACGGGTGGCCGAATTCCACGGTTGTATTGAAGGCAGGTGATTACTTTAGCTTCACGAACGGGACGAACAAAGAATTTAAGATGGTGACGAGTGATGTGACCAGTGACGGTTCGGGGAATGCGACGATTAATTGTAGTCCGGAAATACACACCTCACCGGCTGATAACGCTTCGATTGAAACGGCGGCTCCGGTGGGTACGTTCTATCTGGCCGAGCCTGCGGTTAATTGGGACAACATGCCGAGCCAGTTCGGTGGTGTTGCTTCGCCACGGTCCAGCTTCACGGTTAGTTTGATCGAGGATATTCTATGAGTGACCGAGGATTAAGTTCTGCACTAGCGACAGCGGTTGCGTTGCCTAATGTTCGATTCTTGGTTTTTGTTAAACTAGAATTCGACTCGGGTACGATCTATCTGCACAACGGAGTGGGAACGTATTCTTGGGATTCTGCGAGCTGGATTGGAATCGGTGGATTCGGTGGTATTTCCGGCGTAAGCGAATCAACGACATTATCACCTTACGAAATTGATTTAGTTTTATCCGGTCTTGATGCTGATCTTCTCGATGAGGTGTTAAATCAACAATACTACCTTCGACCGGTCACGTTATACATTGGCGCTTTAGATGTTACCGCAGGGACTTTGGTTGCTGACCCTGACGAGATATGGCGCGGCGCGATGGATACCGCACGAATCAGTCTCGGTGACGATAATGCTTTGATGGTTACTTGTGAAAGTGAATTTGCAATATTCGAGAAAACGAATGGCTCGGTGTTTTCTGATTCCGACTTGCAAAACGATTACTCTGGCGACCTGTTTCTCAAGTGGGCTGCTGCGACTGAGGACGTTGAGTTGAAGTGGGGCGATGCTTCCGCGATCACAACAGGAACCGGAAGAAATGGAGGATATGTAAACTTTAGAAGTCTCGGGGATTTTAAATTTGGAAGATAGACGCAAGGCGGTCACCGATTCGCTTCGGGATAACGCGAATGAAGAATTCGAGTACGGCGTGATTGACTGCATGAGATTTGCGAATAGCGTTGCGATGAAGATAACGGGAATTGATTACTCTGAGGGGTTTGAGTACCACAGCGAAAAGGAAGCCTATAAGTTAATTAGAAAGGCGGGCGGTTTCTCTGGACTGGTATCGAGTCTGCTCGGTTCTCAGCCGGTTGGTTTTGGTTCATTACTTACGGGCGATCCTGTATTGTGTGAACTACCGACAATCGGCGAGTTGATGGGTGTGAAGATGGACGAGTTAAGGATTGTAGTTAAGACCAAATCCGGAACGATATTTATCGA